TATTGCTCAAGCTGATGCACAAACAGTTGCATCTTTTGAAGCTCAGAACTTGTCAAACCGTCAACAACGTGCTATGCTTGCAGCACAACAACGTGCTCAGTTTATGGGTCAAGAGTTTGATCAAGCATTCCAAGCACGGGTACAAAACTCAGCACGTATTGGTGATATTGCTAATATGAACTTTACTGCAGAGCAAAACATAGCCCTTGAAAACTCTCGTGCAGTAAATACTATGCGCTTGTCAAACTTAAATAATCGTCAAGCTATGATAATGGCAGAAGCTGCTGCATTGTCGCAACTTGATATGGCTAATCTAAGTAATAGGCAACAGGCTGCAGTACAAAATGCTCAGAACTTCTTAGCAATGGATATGGCTAATCTTGATAGAAAACAACAATCTGCAATGTTTAGAACCCAACAAAATATTCAAGCTTTATTTACAGATCAAGCTGCTGAAAATGCTGCTGCTCAATTTAATGCAGCTAATGAAAATCAAACCAGACAATTCTTTTCATCTTTGTCTGCACAAACTTCACAGTTTAATGCCTCACAAACTAATGCAATTAGCCAGTTTAATGTAAACTCTATTAATGCTATTCGTGAGTTTAACTCTAATTTGCAACAACAACGTGACACATTTAATGCTACAAATAGTTTAGTGGTAGCTCAAGCTAATGCTCAATGGAGACAGAATATTGCAACCCTAAATACTGCTGCACAAAATGAAAGCAATAGGGAGTTTGCTGCTACTATTAATGCTATGACTTCTAAAAATATTGATGCTGTATGGCAACGTGAACGTGACTTAATGAGTTATAATTTTACTTCAGCTGAGTCAGCTAAAGACAGAGCTATGCAAATTCTTTTAGGTGAGCAAACACTAGAAGCATTAAAAGAAAAGATAGGTTACGCAGAAGATTCCGCAAAAACAGAATTTATTACTAGGTTTTTATTCGGTGACTTCGGTGGGATATTTGGATAATAGGAAAAATAAATGAGTATGTATTCTAAATCTTACGCTGATATGTCTAAACTTATGGACAATCCAGAACTTTTACCTTCTTTATCTAGTGATAAAATACAAAAGTCTGGTTTAGCTGCAAGAAGAAATATGATTACTGAAGCTAGTTCTTTAGATATAGATGATCCTGCTTCAGGTTTAAATCCTGCACCAGAGTTAGCATCTAGATTTAAACAATATAAAAAATATAGTGAAGATGCTTCTACAGCTAGAGAAGCAATGATAGCTAAAATAAATAAACAAAAAAATCAAACTGAAAATACTTCTCAGGTAGAAGATGCTACATCTTCGTCTGACAGTTTAATGTCTAAACCAATTAAAGGTACAAATATTGTTGACTTTATTAAAGACCTAGAAGGCTTTAAAGAAAAAGCTTACTGGGATGTTAAGCAATATACTATTGGTTATGGAACTAAAGCTAAAAGTAAAAATGAAACTATATCAGAAGAAGAAGCTCTTGAACGTCTTAATAATGAATTAAAAATTGTTGAAAAAGATGTGAGAGAATTAGAAAAAGGTTATGATGAAAAGTTTACTGACTCGCAATTTAAAGCACTGATGTCTTTTAGATATAATGCAGGTAAAGGAAACTTAAATAAACTATCAGATAATGGGAATAGAGGTATTGATGAAATAGGTGACATGCTTCTTGAGTATGTATACGCTGGTAAAAATAAACTTCCCGGTTTAGTTAAAAGAAGACAAAAAGAATACGAACTATTTAATGAGGCTAACTAATGAGTATTATATTTGCAGCACCTATTCCCGGTCAATCGCTTACCACAGAACCTAAAGGTTTACCTTTTGAAAGACCACCTAAAGTAGTTGATCCAATTGAAGCTTTAGATTTACATGTTGAAAACATAACTAAAACAGAATCACTAGAAGATGCTTTTTATTTTCTTGAGCAAGGTTTAACACTTACTGCTTTGGTTGAAGGTATTCTTAGGAGTGCTGTTATGGAAGGCTTACATAGTATAGATGTAAGTCTTATTATTGCACCAGTACTACATGAGTATATTAAGGGTTTAGCTCTTGAAGCTGATGTAGAGTTTGACGAAGGGTTTGATAACGCAGAAACTAAAAAGGCTCTAACCTACGAAAGAGATCGTTCTCGTGCTAGGGATATGTTAAATAAACTTCGTGAAGAAACCGGAGAGTTTCCTGAAAAGATTTCAGATGATGTTGTTTCAGAAGAAACTGAAGATAAAGAAACACCTACTATGGAAGAACCAAAAGCAGAGGTTGAGCAACCAGCCCCTCAAGGCTTAATGGCAAGGAGACAATAAATGGGATGGAGTTGGGCAGGTGCTTTAAGCGGCATTGATAAAGTGCAAGCTAAAAGGTTAAAAGAAAAAGAACTAGAAAGTGAACGTGAGAAAAGTTTGCTAGGTTTATATCTTGCTAAATTAGAAAAACAAGCAGCAACTAAAACTGGTGATAAGTATACCACTGCTGCACAAGCATCATTAAGATTACAAAAAAGAATTAGTGGTGCGGATCTTGCGGAAGAAGACTTAGCTTTTTTTAATAATATTATTGAAGACCCATTTGCTGCAGAGGAAGTATTAAATTTTATAGACTCGCAAGCAACTGAATATGGTATGAGGGTTCAATTATCTGATATACCTTCTATGATAAATGTAATACAATCTCCAGCATCTACAGAAGATAAAATAGACTACATGAGTTTAATTACTGGTGCAGACCTTTCTGATAGTAGTAAGTATTATGAAATAGCCCAACAATTAAGTAGCATAACTACTGCTCCGGGTCGTACAATTATTACTGATGTAAAACCTAGCACAAGAGTTTCTTCTAAACTTGAAGAAGATCGTAATGAATTAATGTTAGGTATTATTGGCGGTCAACTTGTTGGTAGAGCTAAAGCTTTTGTGAGAACTAATGAGGCTGATAGTCAAAATCCTCAAGTTAGAAAAATACAAAATGCAATTAATTTAATTGAAAGTGGTAATAAAGAATCTATTCAAGTTGGTAGAGAAATACTAATGGAAGAGTATCTAACTCCTGAAAACTTTATGACAGATTTTGTAGAAAACTTTCCAAATCAATTTAAAGGCTGGGAAAATAACTACTTTTTACCTCCGTCTTTAAAGGCAGTACCTAGCCCAACGACAAGCAACAGAGTTTTAACTGAAGAAGATATTGCTAATAGCCCCAACCTACAAAATTTAGGGGCGCAAGCAGGAGATCAAATTATAAACGGAGTTTTACATGACGCAAACGGAAATCCAAAATAATGATCCCTTTGCAAACGTAACACTATCTCCTATTCAAGAAGATACTTTTGCAGATATAACATCAAGTGTTTCGGTTGAACCTGTGCTACCAGAATCTGGTACGTACACTCAAGATGATATAGCAGAAAATGATTATGCCTACTCTATTGTAGAAGGTTATATGCGTGACAGATATGGTGATGAATCTATAGAGGATCAAACTAGGGAATCTGTTGTTGATAGTTTTTTAAATAATCGTAGAGGTGTTGTATCAGGAAACTCCGTAAGGGGTTTAGCTGAAATGGACTACATTAATGATATAAAAGATGATGCAAATAAAAAAGCTAGGGCTGCTAAAGCATACCAGTTGTATGAAAATATGGCTGGTATTTTTAGTAAAGAAACATCTCTCTCTGAAAAAGCTGAAGGACTAATGGACTTTAGTAGAAGTGTAGTACTTGATCCAATAAACCTTGTTGGTGGTTTAATTGGTAAAGCTGTTGCTGGTGGATCTCTTCGTGTAGGAACTAAGGGAGCACAAAGAGTTGCTCTTGAGGCAATGAAAAAAGAAGGTACAAAAGAAACTGCTAAAAAAGTAGGTACTAAAGTATTTACTGACGGGGTAAAAGCTGCTCGTGCTGGATCTAAAACTAAGATAGCTGCATATTCACAAAATGTATTAGGTAAGACTGCTGCACAAAGACTAGCTACTAAAGCAGCTATTACAGAAATAGGTGTTGTAACTAGTGTTGATGCTATGGTCGGTTCTGGTATGGAATATTTGTATCAAGAGGGTATGGTAGATGTAGAAGCACAAGAAGATATTAGCTACTTATCAGTAGGTATTGCTGCACTTGGTGGTATTCTTCTTGGTGGATTGCAAGCAGGATTAGTTGCTAGAAGGGGTGTGTCAGATACAGCATTACCTAGTGAGATAATACCTGAACCAAAAACTGAAGGTTTTGTTTCTGAAGTATCTGAAACTATTGGTGCGTATGTAAATCAAGACAAAGTTAATGTTGGTAGAGATTGGAAAACAAAATTAAAAGGTGGTGCAGTATTATCTAAAGATAGTAAAGATTTTGGTGTAGAGTTTGTACAAAACTTATTGTTTGGTCATGCTGATGAAGAAGGTAATGTTATCTTAAAAGGTATGACTCAAGTTGCATATGAACGTGGATTCGTATGGGCTAAACGATTTGAAGATGATAAGTTTAGCAACTGGATGGCAGATTTAATTTCTGAGGTAAGTGATAAAGAAGCCCAAGGACTATTACGTTCTATAGAAAAAGCAACTGGTAATAAAATTAAGGTTAAAGGTGAAGATGGAAAAGTAATACCTAGATCTAAAGTTACTGGTCGTGATATTGGTGATATATTTGCATACAAAATGTCAGAAGCTGGTACTGCTTTAGGTGCAGCAGGTAACTCAGCTAGACAACTAGGTATGTCTATTAGTGATAAACAACTTAAAGATTTGTATGACTCTGCTTTAGATGGTGGGTTTGTAAAAGATACTAAAAAGAAACCTAAAGAACCTAGTAAGTTTATGGAGGGTACTGCTAAAACTCAAAATAGATTAATTCGATTACTTGTTTCGCATCCATCTACCAGTGCATTAAATGTAATTGGTTGGGGTGCAAACTCTGCGTTACAAAGTGCATCAGATATGTCTGTTGCATTAATATATGCTGGTAAAGGTACGTTACAAAAGCTTATAGGGATGACAGAAGAAGGTGCTAATACACAACGAATAGCCAAAGCACTTATTGAATCCAATGCTCAAAGAGTAAGGTTTCTATTAGATGCTGATATGACTTACACTGCTTTTGAATCAGCACTTCAAAGAAACTCCGAGGCATTAGAAAAACTAAACAGTGTACTTCCCGGTGGTGTAGAAAATACTAATCAACTTTTAACTGGTGGTAAATTTACCCCAGATCAAAAACTTGTTGGATTAGCTATTGATGAAAAAATTGACCTAATTCAAAAGCTATCTTTAGTGCAAGCACAAGATGCATTTACTAAGTCACAAGAGTTTTTATTTCAGATGGATAAGAAACTTAGGATTGCTACAGGTAAAGGTTGGAATGATTTTTATCGGTCAGAAAACATTGGAGAAATGACACTTCAAAAATTTATGGCATCAAAAGAATATCGTGATATAGAAACCAGTGCTGTTGATGATACAATAGAAGCTATATTTTCTAAGTCTTACAAGTCTAATGATGGCATAGGTAAACTTGCCGGTATGTTAGAGGATGCTAGAAACATGCCCGGTCTTGGTATGATGGTTCCTTTTGGAAGATTCTTTAATAACACTATAGGTTTTTTAGGTAAAAATACTACAGGTGTAAACGTTATTTTAAAAGCTGCAGGTAAGTATGAAGACATGTCTTACGAAGAAGCTATATCTAGATCGTTAGTTAGTGCTGGTATTGTTTACACATTAGCACAGCAAGAAGTAGAAAATGTAAAGCAAGGTTTGCCTATGTATGCGGCTAAAGACCCTTTAACAGGTGAAGTCTTTAGTCAGCAATATGACTTCCCTGTTTCAGCATACAAAGGTGCAGCAAGAATAATGGCACTTAGTTTGATGGGTGAAGATCAACAAGCAATAAAAGCATTTGGTCAATTTTCTCAGGACTTTGGTCTCTCAGGTTTATTAAGAAACTTAGATAAAACACAACGTGATACACTGGAAGCTATTAAATTTATGGCTGACCCTGAAAGAAGAGATGTAGTTAAGGGTATGGAAATAGTTGGCACTACATTAGCAACTCAATATGTTAACCCACTAATAAGACCTTTAGAACCACTCAATGTTTTAGCTGGGGTTGCACGAGGCGAAGATGCTGCACCAATTGACAGAGTTCAGAATAACAAATTAGTTAATAATGCTTTTCGTTACATAGATAATATTATTCCTTTGTTTACAGGTAAACCACTAGCAGAACCAAGAGAGACTGCAGCAGGTGGTAGAGCTGATATACAATCAACAAAGATACTAGGTGCTAGAGTTATCAGACTTACTGATGCACAGCGTGTAATGAATAGCATAGGTCTTAGAGACTTTGACTTAAACACTGCTAAGAAGATAAGAGATCAAGCACCAAAAGCAGCTAATGCTTTAAATGGCATTGTGTTTGATATTATAGAAGCTGAGTCTAGTCTACTATTAGAAAGTAGTTGGTTTAATAAATTAACCCAGCAACAAAAACTAGATCATTGGAATAAAGATGTTGTGCCAAGAGCAAAAGACTTAGCTAAAACATTTTTAAGAATGCAATACTCTGGTCCTGATGAAGTAATTTCACTGCAATACGACATAACATCTAAGTATCCTAAAAAGGGTATTCAAAAAGCAGTAAAAGAATTAGGCTTAGATAATGTCGAAGAGCTAGAGCAAAACGAGTTGTTTATTTTACAACAATATTTAAATACTGAGCAGTCGTTAAGAAATCTATCCCGATTCCAAAAGATGACACAATAAATAAGGGGGCTTACGCCCCCTTTAATTATTCTGAATCATCGTCTAGCATATAGTCTGCCCAATCATATGCTTCACGTTTTATGTCTGCCCTGTGTGCATGACCTGAAGATCTAGACAACAATGCCGCTAACGCTTGACCAGCCATAAACCTACGTGCAGTTAGTGGCTTAGTCTTGATTGGCGGTTTTCTTTTTTGTTGCTTATATTTTTTAGCTTCCTCTTCTAGCTTTAAGTTTTTGCTCATTTAATTTCACCTTCTCAAGGTTATAGAAGTATGCTTTATTAAAGCCCATCTCCCAATCCCTGTTTTGTTTTGTATTTTTAGAGTAGGGGTTACCCAACCTACCAGTTTTAAAAGCTCTCATACCTTCATCATATGGTTTCATTTATGAATCTCCTTCATAGTTTCCAACATTTTTCGTAAATACCATTCAGCTTTTTCTATGTCCTCAATAGGGTTACCTTTATATCCATGTCGATGTTGATATTTAATTAGGTTGCCATGACAGTAACCTTTGAACTCCTCTGGTGTTAACACTTGTTTAATGTAATCAATACACTCAACTCCATCACCTAACTTATAATGCGCTGGATTGTTTACCGGATCATAACTCATTTGATTTCCACTAGCTCTGCTTCTGTGTAAGGGATATGATAAAATGTTTCATGCTCTGGCATTCTATAGTTTGGACCTTTCGGTTTTTGAATGCAAGCATCTGTCATTTGAGTACCATTAATTTTCCATGCTTTATTATAACTCTTATTGAATACAAAGAAATTCAAGTTGTCTAAATTATCTTTATACTTTTCTACTAGTCTTCGTTTACGTCCGGGTATTCTAACTTCTGCCCAATGAGTAGGCCAATCACCATTCCATTGTGCTTTACGTTCAGCTTCATGGTAATGTGTTACACCGTCTTTTTCTGACTTAACATCTGCATAGTAATCCTCAGTGGAGCTAAGGATTGTATGTCCTTCAGCTTCTAAGTATTTAATAAGTGCTTCTTTAGATGGGGTGTCTACTTTATCATAAACATTTTTTCTAAACGGTCTTACATATACATCCATGATGTACTCCTTTGTAGTGAGATTTGAATTATATACTCTCTGGTATTTGAAAGCAATAGGTATTTGCAGTCGCATCTGGTGATGGTTTAGTACGCACTAATCGTTCTCGCATTGTAGTTGCAACTTGATTACAAGTCTTCCAATCAGGGAACAATGAATGGAATGCTTGAACTTTCATTTCGCCTTGAAAAGTCATAATGAGTACTAAAACATACATGTGATTCTCCTTTATGTTAGATCTACTATTTCACAAACATCACCAGTACATGCCATAGTTTGCATTGCTACAGTGTTGTCTTCATTTT